TCATGGCTTAAACAGTTTATAAATCCTGCGTTTTTTGGATTCATTGCCATTTTTGTTGCCGATTTTATCTGCGAAGTATGCATCGATAGAGGCATCCGCGGAGCGGCGGGCGGATGTAAAGGTATGGGTATATACCTGGTCCATAACGGCATCATTGTGCCAGCCGCCGCGCTCCCGGGCAATCTCCTTTTGAACGCCCAGCATGGCCATGACGGAGGCATTGAGGTGGCGGAGCTGGTGGAAGCTGATGGGCGGATCCACGCCGGCGCGGCGCTGGAGCGTCTGAAAACGGCCATACAGCTGGCGCGGGGTGAAGGGGCAAAGCACGTCCCCGGGCTGCTGATTGATCAGCTGCTGGATATGAGGCGGGATGGTGTGCACGCGGCTGCGCTTTTCCTCCTTGCTTCCCTTTTTGCGAATGTCCTGGCCTCCTACCCGCACCACGGTTTCGTTAATGTACAGTTTTCCGTTTTTGATGCTTTTGCTTTTGGTCAGGGCGCGGATTTCTGATTGGGTGAGGCTGAGCCACGCGGCCAGCAGGCAGGGCAGTTCTATGCTGCTTCCTACGATGGCCCGCAGCACATCCGACGGCTCCGGCAAAACAACGGGGAGCTGCTGGACAGCCGGAAGGTTGTTGATCTGGGGCGGTTCTATATCATTCTCCCGCAGCACAGCGCATATAAAATCAAATTCCTTGTGGACAGAAACAGGCGCTATTGTTTCATGCCGGCGCGTTTCCCGCTGGCATTCCTCCGCCACAGCATTGATAAAATCAGCTTTGGTGATGTCCTTCAGCTTTTTATCCATGATGCCCTGAAATGCAAACTTAACATAGGTTTCGTTGGTGTGGCGGGTGGTGGGCGATCCTTTGGGGCGCGCGTTGATATATGCCTGGCAGGCCTGGCGCAGCGTTTTATCCACTGGGGATTTTTTTGCCTGCAGCACGCCGGTTTTATACGCCATGGCCTTTGCGCGGCATTTGGCCTCGGTGGGCTCGGTGATGCCAATATCCTGCCCGTTGATACGCAGGCGGCAAAACCAGCTGCCGCTGGGAAGCTGGCGGATGGTGGGGAGCTTCACGGGGTCACCTCCATTGACGAACGATGGAATATTGTGTATAATGGCCGTGCTGCCTTTGGCAGCGGACAGAGGAGAAGATACGCGGAGGCTCAACATCTGCCGGAATACACACGAAGGCAGGTGGTGCGGATGACTGCTTACGAGATCGTGATGATCTGTATCAGCGTTATGATGCTGCTGCTTACCATGATGAAAACCTTTCACGGTAAAGATCAGAAGTAAGGCATAGCAAAAGCCGCCGCGTATACCCCACGCGGCGGCTTTTGTGGACCGATTCACCGGCTGGTGAACGAGTTCCGCTTTGCCCAGCTTCCCTCTGTCCTTTATTATATCCACCGCGCTTCATGTTGTCAAGCGCTCGCAATATCAGATACAAAAAGCCGCCGCTGTATTTCTCCAAACAAAAATGGCGAGGAACTTCCCCGCCGCAGGTGGACCCGGCTCCGAAGAGCAGCCCATCTATTCCTTAGAATATACCGTGCGACAGGGAAAAGTCAATGATTTTTTTCAACTGATGCGCAAGCGGCAAAGCCCGCTGCCGCTGGGAAGCTGGCGGATGGTGGGGAGCTTCATGCCTCTCCCGCCTTTTTGTGTGCTTTATCGCTGCGCAGCTTATTTGTGGCGCTGATCAGCGCGGCCACTGTGCGGGCATCCCCCAGCGCACGGTGCGCTTCCTCGCTTTCAATGCCAGCCGTGGCAGCAAGTGTTCCCAGCTTTTTATTCTCGGCCTGCGGCCAATACCGAGCCAGCGCCATGGTGTCAAAATATCCTGCAGGGACGCTGAAACGGTTGCGGAGGCATGCTTGGTTGAGGAATCCGGCATCAAACCTTACATTATGCGCGGCCAACACGTCATCTCCAACAAAGGCCAGAAAAGCCGGCAACACTTCATATATTTTCGGCTGCCCGCGTACCATATCATCGGTGATATGATTAACAGCCGACGCATCCGCTGGAATAGGGCCCACAGGGTCAACCAGCTGCTGGAATTCTTCTTCTATTTGTCCGTTTACAACCCGCACCGCGCCGATTTCAATAATATTATCGTTGCCGCTGCTCAGGCCGGTGGTTTCCAGGTCAAACGCCACGTAGCGCTTTTTTGAAATCGGCGTAAACTCTGTGATGGTAAGCAAATGAGACGCAGCCTCATCCTGCCGATCTGCAAGGCGGTACTTCCTGGCTTCCGGGTACTCGGCCAGCACTTCCTCTATGGCTTTTTCTCGGGCTTCATAGGCGGCTTGGGCCTGAGCCGCCATATCGCGAACGCGCTGCTTATCCTCCTCTATTCTTCTTTTCGTTTCTTCCTGCTGCTGGCGCTGTTTCTCAGCTGAAGCATTTTCCGCCGCTTTTCGGGCGGCAGATTTTTTCGCCGCGTTGACCAATATTATGATCAGTATAAGGGCAACTGCGCCGACAATATAGGGCCAATACTCTTTAAAAACAGCCACCGCCGCAACTGCCGCAATCAGCACAAACACACCGCCAGCTCCACCCGATTTATTACTTCTTTTCATAATCTTCTCCATTTGCAGAATTCCCGTCACCGCTTCCAGCGCGGGAAGAATCCCTGTTTTTTTGAATACACCTATAAAATTATAAACAAAAATTGACACACGATCAGGGGAAATCTATAATAAAAGCATCCTCTTTGCCGGCGGGGAAATACGCACGAAAGAGTGGACGCCATGAAAAAGAAATATCTGAAAAAGCTGGCCGATTTGCGCCTGGAGGAGCTGCTGCAGCTGCGCATTTACCTGGACGCGGTGATGCGGGATTTTAATGTTTGCCCAGCAGATCAATATACTGACGCACCAGTTGCTGCGCCTCCGGGGGCAGACGATCATAATCATAAATAATGGAATTTCTCAGGGGGTCGGATTCGGCCCCTTTTTCTTTTTGTGCTTCTTCCTCTCCCAATAAAAAGGCAACCTTCACCCCCAGGGCTTTTGCTAAAAGAATAACGGTATCAACCGACGGGTTCTTTGTAGATGATTCTATCGCGTTTAAAGTCGCCTGGGCGATTCCCGCCCTTTTTGCCAGGGCGTTCTGGCTGTATTTCTGGCGTTCACGTTCAGCTCTTATATTTTCGCCCACTTTGCTCATTTTCTGTGATCACCTCCGTTCGGAATAGAAATAGCTATAAACATAATAGCAAAAATTTATAGAAATAGCTATTGACATTTTAACGAATTGGCATTATATTATTAACGAAACGGCATTAAGTCATAAAGAGGAGGCCCCATGCAGTTCCTTTTACGAGAATATCGCACCAAGCGAGGGATGAGCCAGGTGGAGCTGAGCGAGCGCAGCGGCGTGCCCCAGCCCATGATCAGCGAAATCGAAACGGGCAGCGTAAAGGCGCCCCAGGTGCCCACGCTGTATGCCCTGGCCCGCGCCCTGCGCTGCACGGTGGATGACCTGATCAAAGAGGAGGAAGAAGCATGACCATCAAGGAGCTGAAAAAGGGTGAATATTTTACCCGCAAGCCCATCGACGCCCCCAAGGACAGCCAGGTGTGGGTCAAGGGCGACTATGACCGCGGCACCCGGAGCTACACCTGCGTCCGTTTTGATGACATCTGCCGCAGCATCAGCCTGCCCGCCGACAAGCCGGTTTATACCGACTTTGTGTTCTAAGGAGGGCGCGGGATGTTCAACTGCCCCAACTGCGGCGCGCCGGCAGACATGAGCCTGTCCGCATGCCCCTATTGCGGCACGCCATACCCGGAGGAGGACGTGGAGGGCTGCGTGGTGCTGTACGCAGACGAGCAACCCGTGGAGATCATCAGGCCGCCGCGCATTCCCACCAAGACCACACGATAAAGGAGCGACACCATGAAAAGGATCACCATCACCTACCGCATGAGCAAGCCCGGGGAGGATGCGGAGAACTGCATCACCGTGCCCATGAGCGAAGAGACGGCCAAGCGGCTGCACGACTATGATCAAGGCGAAGAAACGCCGGAAACGATAGACGCATACCTGGAAGCCGAGGCTTTTTGCGGAACCCTGGCACGGTTTGCAGGATATGACGCCAGCGCCTACGTGGGCAGCGAACTGGCCGCCCAGCAATACGAGAGGACGGACATCTGATGGCCAGCCTCACCATTGACCCCACCAGGCCCCCGGAAAAGGGCGACCTGATTGTGATCATGCCAGATCGCCGCGTGGTGATTGTGGAAGCGTCTGCTTTGAACTATGCACAGGTATCTATAACAGATGTGACGCCGCCGTTTATGCGTGATCTCTCATTGCCACCGTGGCTGAATTTTCCGCCGATGTCCACATACGCCATAAGAATTGACGCGGAAGCAATGGGCTACACCCTGATGCAAACCGGCAGCCTGAAAAGGGTGCTGCGGTATCTGGAAAAGCAAAAAAAGGAGAAGCGGAAACATGCTCAAGGAACTGATTGACACCCTATCGTTTATGTATTGCTACGCGGCGCGGAGCCGCGGGAAGCTGAGCCGGGAGGAGCTGGGCGGCATCCGGGCGGGGGCCAACGCCATGAGCGCCCACGCCGCGGAGGTGCTGCTGGAGAAGGACAAGGCCTACACACCGGAGCAGGAAAGCGACCTGGCGGAGATCGATCTGATTGATGAGCACATTGAGGAAATTGTGGCCTGGCTGCTCTCGGTGGAAAACTTCTGATATGAGCAAGCAAAAGCTGTATCTGTGCGACCCGCGCAAAAACGCAACCTGCCGGGGCACGGTGTGCTTTTACGGCCCGGGGCCGTGGCACTGGTGCTGCCTGACGGACGACCCGGCCTGCGCGGTGACGGGCCCGCAGGGCGGGCCGCTGGCGGTGGATACCTACGCCGGGGTGGCCATTTACGATAACAAAAACCAGGATGGCGGCTGGATTTGGCCGCCCAAGGACAAGACAAAAGAAGGAGGCAGGCCACCATGCGGCACAACCTGAAAAACGCCCGCTTGAAGGCGGGCATGACGCAGCAGCAGGTGGCGGATTACCTGCATGTGTCGCTGAGGCACTATAAATTTATGGAAGCCGGGACGGTGACAGGCAACGTCACCCTTTGGGATGCGCTCGAGGATCGTTTTCACGTTCATCAGCGGGTTTTGCGAGAAACCAGTCCCGGGCCAGCAGCAAATCAGCTGACACATAAAGCAGGTCCGCCATCGTAATGACCGTTTCCAAATCGGGATCGGTTCTGCCGCTTTCGTAATTGCGGTAGGTACGAAGGGTGACGTTGCAGGCATCGGCCATCATTTGGGCGGTATAGCCCTTGGCTTTTCGCAGCTCATTGAGCCGCCTTCCGAAACTTTTCATAATCCCTCCCAAATTCTCCTTGACAGTGTAAAAATTTTACACTATAATGGGCTTAAAGTACAGTGTAAAAAATTTACACTATTCGGAGGCGTTATGACAAGAGCAGAAAAAGCGGCCGCGGCGGCCTACCATGACGAACACGCGGAGATATGTAAGAACTGCGCCTACTTCGTTCAGCACTTCATTTACAGGCCCAAGGGATATATAAACGGCCCATTTGTTCCATGCGCGGCGGGGCACTGCACAGAGCCGCAGTGCAAGGCCAGGGCCTGGTGGGATACATGCCAGAAATTCAAAAGGAGAGATGAAACATGCCAAGACTGAGAATGCCGCCGCAGCAGCAGGCGATCTTTGACGATCTGGCGGATTTTGCCCAGGGCGCCCGGATGATCAACGCGCCGCAGTTGGCGGCCTACTGGGGCCGGGATGTGCGCTGCGTGCGGGAATGGCTGAAGGAGAACCGGCTGCCCCGCTTCCAGCTGGGCAACGGCTACGGCTACATGATCCGGGATGTGAGCCGGGCCATGTATGTGGGCATGGAAAGCTGAGCCTGCCCACCCATGCCGCGGTAGTTTAACGGGAAAAACGGGGCGACACCTCACCGTTCTCAGTTCCTCCATTCCCCATATACCGCCCCTTGCCGGTTCGAGTCCGGCCCGCGGCGCCAGCCGGCAGCCTTCAGCCCAGGGCTGCCGGACATACCTCCTTACGACGGCAGCCGGGAGAGACCGACGGCTGCTCACGGGCCCAAGCGTGAGGCCGGGCGGCGTGCCATTGACATGGACAGGAAAGTGCCAGCTTTCGCCGCCCGCGTATGCCGCAGCAGCATGGCGGGACATGCAGGGGGAGACAGATCGGCAGCGATTGCCGATGCGGCCGGGGTCGGAAACGGCCGGGCCGCAAACCCCCGGATGCCGGTTCGAGTCCGGCCCGCGGCGCCAGCCGCCCGAAAGGGCGAGATTTGCCAACACGGCGCAGTTTTTAACAGCAAAAGCCCCGGGACGGGAAGGCCCCGCCCGGGCGCGACAGCCCCGGCCCGGCGACAAAGGCCGGCCGGCAAGCGGCCCCGGACGGGGCGGGAGGTGAGACAGACGAAACGGATTGATTTGCAAAACGGTTGCGACGTCCGCGTGGAGGAGCCGCAGGAGAGCGGAGACCCCGGGCGCTGCCTGGTGCTGCGCTATTTCAGCCGGGAGGTGTGCCGGGTGCCGGTGGGCAGCATGGGCGACGGCGCCCTGCGGCTGCTGGCGCACTACCTGTCCCTGGCATACCTGAGCGGACGCCGGGACGGCGGCCAGGAAATGGCCCAGGCCATGCAGCGCACGGTGGAGGAGATCACAAGGGATTTGCCCTTGAAATAAAAAAGGAGGTTTGAGCGAGATGGCACACGCTCAAGAAACTTTGCCCGGCCGCACGATCGAGGAGATCAGCGCGGATATCCGGGTGCACGCGGCCACCATGGCCCGCAGCTACATCGCCATCGGGCGCGATCTCAGCGAGGCCAAGGCGCTGCTGGGCCACGGGCGCTTTCTGCCCTGGCTGGCGGAAATGGGCTTTCATGTTTCCACCGCCAACAAGTATATGCAGCTGGCGGCGGAGGTGGAGGACAGCAGCCCCCTGGCGGAGCTGCCCTACAGCAAGGCCCTGGCGCTGATTGGCCTGCCCGCCGGGGAGCGGGAGCAGTTTGCCGCGGAAAACGATGTGGAAAGCAAAAGCGCCGCGGAGATCAAACGGCTGATCAGGGAGCGGGACGAGGCCCGCCGGCAGGCGGAAGCCAGCGAGGAAAACAGCCGCAGCCTGTTCCGGGATTACGAAAAGGAGCGGAGCGCCGCGGAGGCCCTGCAAAAAGAGGTGGAGGCGCTGAAGGGCGCCCCGCCCCGCACGGTGACGGTATACGAGGCGCCCGACGATTACCAGCAGCTGAAAATGGACGCCGCCCGGCACGAAAGCGAGCTGGCGGAGGCCATGGAGGCCGCCCAGGACGCGGAGCAGCGGGCCAACGAGGCCGAGCGGCAACTGCGGCAGCTGCAGGCCACAGGAAGCGCGCCCCAGGACAAATTCACCGCCATGCAGGGCGCGGCCAACACCTTCCTGATGGCGGTGCAGCTGCTGCCCTATGATCGGGAGGAAATGGGCAGCCTGTACAACCGGCAGCGCTACGCCAGCCTGGTAAAAAGTGTTCGGGAGTGGTGCGACGAAATGGCCGACGCTTTGGAGGGCGGCGCGCTGGACGCGGAGGGGGCGGTGGAGTAATGAAAAACCCTGGCGCAACAGCAGAGGATTCCTACGTGATCAAATCCGACCCGTCTGTGCTGATTCAAGGGGGGCCCCTGCGGGGGCTGCCGGAACAGCTGAAGCAGTTTGAAAACTATCTGGGCCAGATGGCCCGGATTCTGGACGCCCAGCAGCGGCGCATTGACGCGCTGGAAAAGGACAACGCCATGCGCATCACCATCAGCCACCAGCAGGCCAAAAGCCTGCAGGGCAAAATGCGGGAGCGGGCCGGGCAGATTTGCGCCCGGTACACCCTGGACGCGCGCCTGCACGGCGCGGCCATCCGCGGGGCCATCAAAAAGGCCGTGCTGCGGGAATGGGGCATCCGGGACCTGCACGATTTGCCCCTGGGCTGCTTTCAGCAGGCCGGGGAGCAGATTGCGGTTTTCAGCGATTTTGCCCTGGTGCAGAAACGGCGCAGAATAGAGCGGGAAATGGAGCAAAACGGCCATGACGGAGCATGAAAAGCGGTACACCCTGAAAGAAGTGGCGGAGGCCAGCGGCATCAACCTGGGCACCCTGCGCAGCCGGCTGCACAAGCGCGGCATCCGCATGACCCGGGACGGCATGACCTACGCCGACGCGCTGCGGCTGATTGCCCCGCCGGCGTACAAATGCACCCGGCCCCCGGATAAGGACAACATCGAGCGGCTGCGGAAGCGGATGAAGGACGACGGGAGGATTTAATTGCACTTTTGGGCCGTCAGGCCCGGACGTGCGAAAATTAAGGAGGATGTGAATATGGCAAACATCAAGCCCGGCACCCGGGTGGAGGTGGTGCGCGTGGGCGGCGAGACGCGGCAGGGGTATGTGCTGCGGGGGCCGCTGGAGAGCCTGCGGCACATTGGGCCCTTTTATCATGTGGGCGAGCGCCCGCCCAGGGAGGCCCGGCCCGCCGGCAGGCCCCGCAGGGGCGCGGCCCGGGCAAAGCCCGCCCCGCTGCCCGAATTTGGCATGTATGCCCCGGAGGATATGCGGGTGCTTCCCGGGGCGCCGGTGAAGCTGTAACCTTTGCATCCCATGGAAAGTGATACTTTCACTTTCCATGGAAATTATGGCCCGCGTCCCGGGAGGACACCGGACGGAGTGCCTAACGTCCGGGGCCTGGTTCGAGGCCAGGGCGGGCCGCCCATATCGCCGCATGGGGCGCAATCCATGAAAAAGGAACAGACAGGATGATGATTGGAGCACGCGATCTGCGGCCGCCCTGACCTGGGCGAGGAATACGCATGCACGGTGGTGGATGCTTCCCGGCACGGGCACGGCCCGGAAACAAGCCCCATCGTGCGGGTGCTGCGGGTGCTGCGGTATCCCCGGCAGCATGCGCTGTACTGGCCGGACAAGGCCGTGGAAATCCCCGCTGTGGAGGCGGGGTGTATTTGCCGACTGCCCTTTTTGCGGCAGGCAACGGCGGAGGAGCTGGCGCGCTTTGGCAGCTATGAGGAAAGCCTGGCTGCCGCCCAGGCGGAGGCGCTGGTCCGGGAAGAAAACGAGGACAGCCGGGAGATCGTCCGCCGGCACATGGCCGGGGAATACCGCCGGGCGCGGACAGTGCTGCGGATACGGCCCTGGGAAATAAACGGAAGGGACACACTGCTATGAATTTTGTGCGGGAATTCCTGGCGCTGCAGGACTACGCGGCGGAAAACGAGCTGACGGGGAACGAGGTTATCTTACTGCTGTCCATTTTTCGCGTGCTCAATGATAAGTTTTGGCCCGCGGGCATGGTGGCCATGGGCAACAACCTGCTGCTGAGCAAAACCACCTTCAGCGGCAGCAAGCGGGACGAGACGCTGCGGGAGGCCCGCCGCCGGCTGGCGGAGCGGGGCATTATCCGCTTTACCCCGGGAGAGCCCCACGGGGCGCTGCCCACCTACTGCATCGTATGGGAGGCCCTGCACCCGGAGCAGGCCGACGCGCCGGCAGCCTCCCCGGAGGACGCCCCGGAGATCACCCCGGAAGTCACCCCGAAAAAAAGGGGCGAGACGGGGGGCGAGGCCCGGGGCTTCCGCGGGGGTAGGGGGCTTAATAATAATATCTCCGTCGAGAGCGTAAAAAACAAAAACAAGAGGGAGAGGGGCTTCACCCCGCCCACAGTGGAGCAGGTACGTCAATACTGCGCGGCGGAGGGGCTGCGGGTGGTGCCCGAGCGCTTTTGGGCCTACTATGCCGGCATTGGCTGGATGGTGGGCCGAAACCCCATGCAGGACTGGCGGGCGGCGCTGCAGGCCTGGGACTGCCAGGAGCGGGAGCGGCCTGGAGGCCGGCGGCTATGGGCGCAGGATTACACCCAGCGGCAGTATACCGAGGCGGAGCTGGAAGCCCGGGCGGCGGGCCTGGATGATGGCCGCCTGTAACTGCCCGATGCGGCCCTAAAAGGGACGCGGGAGGGCTATACAGCCAACAAACGAGGGAGAAGTGGCGCGGACGGGACGGCAGGACCGGACGTGCGGAGCCCCGGATGATGGCCGCCTGTAACTGCCCGATGCGGCCCTGAAAGGGACGCGGGAGGGCTATACAGCCAACAAACGAGGGAGAAGTGGCGCGGACGGGACGGCAGGACCGGACGTGCGGAGCCCCGGATGACGGCCGCCTGTAACTGCCCGATGCGGCCCTGAAAGGGACGCGGGAGGGCTATACGGCCAATAAACGAGGGAGAAGTGGCGCGGACGGGATGGCAGGCCCGGACGTGCGGAGAAATTGGTAGGAGCGTGGAAGGATGAGCATTCCCAGGGGGCTGTATGCCCTGTGTGAAAAGCGCCGTCGGCAGCGGTACACGGCCATCCAGGCGGCGGAGGAGGCCCTGCGGGAAGCCAGGGCGGCAGCGGAGAGCGTGCGCGCCCTGCCGCCGGATCCCAACGGGGGCAGCCGCGGCAGCAGCCGGGGCGACGGCCTGGAGCGGGCGGCCATCCGGGTGACGGAGGCGGAGGAACGGCTGCGGGATTGCCTGGGCTGGGACGACTGCTTCACCCGCCTGGACAGGATTTATCCGGAGGGCACCCTGGAGGACACCATCAGCCGCCTGCTGTACGACAAGCGATACACCCAGGCCGCGGTGTGCCAGGCGCTGAACCTGCACCGGGTGACGGTGCGGCGTTACCAGGACAATTACGTGATCAACCTGGCCCTGCTGGCCCTGCAGGCCGGGCTGGCCAGGATGGAGGAGGAAGAGCAAAATTGAGAAACGCAAATGAAATTATAGGCGGCCTGGAAGAACTGCAACACATACGGCTGCGCAATCAGTGCTATGCCTGCATGGGAAATGTTTTGCAAACACGCAATATTATTTTTGTAGACGACTTGATTTCCGAAACAATAGAATTTATTAAAAAACAGCAAAAACGAATCGAGGAGCTGGGAGCGGCGCAGACGGCCAGGGTGTTGACGCTGGAAGAAATGCAACAGTGGGAAATAAAAACCATATGGGACAAAAACGCGGTATACGTTGAGAACGTAAGCGATCCTGGTTACTTATCTGCCTATGATGGACGTGATTTTGATGTCAACCTTGACGGCTACGGAATAAGTTGGCGTTGCTGGACACAGCGGCCCACGGACGAGCAGCGGGAGGCGGAAGCATGGAACTGAAATATGAACCAGCAACAGAAGGACGTCCCTATCCGAAAACTGCCGGGGCAATCTACGGCTATCGGTGCTGTATCAAAGGCGAATGGTACGATTGCGACCAATACGGGAATATTACAGATAGACGATATAAAGGGCGGTGAAGTGGGATGAGTGAGAGAATCGAAGAAGAACGGCTCCTGCAAAGCATTGAAGGATTTTTAAAACTGATAGCAACGGCAGACGCTACGACCTTTATCTCCGCGTCCAGGAAAATTAGATACTGCGACATCTTGAGAGGGATGAGAAAAAGGATCATGTCACTTTATGCGCGCGTCGAAGCGCTGGAAGCTGCGCAGACGGCCAGGGTGTTGACGCTGGAAAAAGTGAAAGGCATCGAGGTTGTGTATTTAGAGGATTTTTCCGATCCCGATGATGGCGTTGAACCGATTATCCGCCCAGCCGTAAACATTGAAGCGAAAAATGGCGGTATCGTTATGCTGGATAGCGCAACATGGGACGAGGGTTTCATTTTCGTGGTTGACAGCGAATACGGCAAAAAATGGCGTTGCTGGACACAGCGGCCCACGGACGAGCAGCGGGAGGCGGTGAAGTGGGATGCCTAAATTCGGAAGATGGAAACAAATTCCTTCCGACATGACGCCAGGAGGAACGCCCGTGTATGCATGCAGCAACTGCGGCGGTTCAGAGCATTTGCACGGTGTAGAGTTTCCGCGCCGCAAAGTGATTTGCGATTGCTGCGGGCAGATCAACATTTATCCGTGGGAAAGGGCGTATGAGGAAGGGTCGAGCCTTTGGCCCCTGCCCGAGCCACCAAAGGAGGAGGAATAACATGGCCTACTGCAAGAGCTGCGGCAGGGAAATCCGGTTTATCCGGATGGCCACGGGAAAGATGATGCCAGTGGACGCCGCGCCAGTATACTACGAGGACAAGCGGGATGGGGCGGCCGTGATCGTGACCGAGGACGGCCGGGTGAGCAGCGGACACACCGAGGCGGTGGCCGTGATCGGCAGCCGGGTGCGGGGGTACATCTCCCATTTTGCCACCTGCCCGGCGGCGAATTTGTACAGGAGGAAATGAGCATGCGCAGCAAAAGTAAGCCCCTGAGCGATCAGCTGCGGGACATTGCCCGCATTGGGGTGGTAAACTACAAGGAGGACGCCGCGGTGCTGCGGGAGGCGGCCCGGCGGCTGGATGAGCTGGAGCGCAGGTGTGAGGAGATGGAGGAGCGCATTGCCATCATGGCGGCCGATCAGCAGCAGATCAGCATGGAGGAGCTGCGGTTTCTGTAAAAAAGAAAGGCCGCGGAATGCGCGGGACGCCTGACGGCGGAACGTGCGGGTTGTCCAAATTCGTATCTGATACGAATTTCATTTTTTGAGCGGTTTCGCGCTGCGTGCGGAGGATTTGCGGTTTTTACCCGAAGCGGCGGCCTGTATAAAGGAAAGAAAATTTTTGCGGGGGCAAAGAAAAACCGCGTACACTATTACACAGAATGTGGAAAGGACGGAAAAAGGATGATCAAGGTTTGGCCCATCAAGAACCGGCAGCTGCTGGGCGACATCCAGGCCGACCTGGGCCGACTGACGGATGCCCACGGGCGGCGGGTATACCTGCTTTTCTGCATGGGCATTTACACCGGGCTGCGCATCGGCGACCTGGTGGGCCTGCAGGTGAAGCACGTGCGCGGGCAGAACATCAGCCTGGTGGAGCAAAAAACCGGCAAGCAGACCGAGGTGGCCATCAATGAGAACCTGGCCGACATCCTGGACGAGCGGCTGGACGGCCTGGGACCGGAGGATTGGCTGTTTCTAAGCCAGAAACCCGGGCCGGGCGGCCAGGCGCGACACATCAGCACCCGCACGGCGGCGGACGATATGCACTGGATTGCCCGGCGGTTTGGGCTGGATTTTCCGTTTTGCTGCCACAGCATGCGCAAAACCTTCGGCTACTGGTATTACAAGGACAGCGGCGGCGATATTGAGGGGCTGCGGCAGTACTTTAACCACAGCAGCGCGGACATCACAAAGCGGTATATCTGCGTGGACCGCGAGGAGGTGAACGAGCGCAGCCGCCGGATGTATCTGGGCTACCGGCCGCCCAAGGACGGCAGGCGGCTGCCCAGGGAACGCGACAGCGCGCCGGTGATCATCAAGCGGCTGGACAGGTCGCGCCAGGGCATGCAGTGGGCCCAGGCCAAGCAAAAGAAAAAAAGTTGATGTATCATACATTGACAACCGGAATCGGCTGCGGTATGATACAGTAAAATCCTGCGGGGACGCCCAGGCGAGAAAGCCTGGCGCGTCCCTTTTTTTGTGCAAATATTTGGTTGGCCCGGGGTTTGTTCCTTTACCCGGGCAGGGATGGGGTGGGGATTGATGGCGCATTATTTGCAGATTGGCCTGGATGAAGCGCTGAAAATTGAACAGGCCGGGGACGCGAAAAAATACGCCGACTTTGTGGACAAATTCAAGACAAAGAAAACGACGGATGACTGCTACACGCCGGACAACATCATGGAGGCAGTGAACAGCTGGGTGCGCGACGAGTACGGCGTGGAGCCGGAAAGATTTGTGCGCCCTTTCTGGCCTGGCGCCGATTATGAGCGGGCGGAATATCCCGAGGGCTGCGTGGTGGTGGATAATCCGCCGTTTTCCATCTTGAGCAAGATCACAAACTTTTACACAGAAAAAGGCATTCGTTTTTTTTCTGTTTGGGCCGGCGCTGACGATTTTGGGCAGCAACAACGCCAACGTGTGCTATGTGTGCGTGGGCGTGAGCATCACCTATCACAACGGCGCCGAGGTGCCCACAAGTTTTGTGACCAACCTGGACGATGCAAGGATGCGCACGGCGCCGGAGTTGTATCGGCGGATTGACGCAGCGAACAGGGAGAACCAGCGCAAAGTGCATGCCGAGCTGCAAAGATATGAATATCCGGATAACGTGATCACGGCGGCCATTGCGCAGCGCTGGTGCCGGTATGGCGTGGAGTGGGAAGTGGCGAAAGGAGAGAGCTTGTTTATACGGGCGCTGGACGCGCAGCGACAGTTTGGCAAGACGATATTTGGAAGCGGCCTGCTGCTTTCCGAACGCGCCGCAGCTGAACGCGCCGCAGCTGAACGCGCCGCAGCGACACAGTGGCAGCTGAGCGAGCGAGAAAGAAGAATGATTGCCGAGATGGAGGCACAAAATGCCCCATGAACCACATTATACGGACGCCAAGCACCGGCGATGGCGCGAGGCTGTGCTGAAGCGCGCCGGCTACCTTTGCGAGGAGTGCCGGCGATACGGGCGGACGGATAAGAAGGGGCTGCCCGTGGCGGCCACCACCGCGCACCATATAAAGCACCGAGACGAACACCCGGAGCTGCAGTACGACGTGAGCAACGGCAGGGCGCTGTGCGAAGCCTGCCACAACAGAGCGCACCCGGAAAAAGGAAAGCGCGGAAAATATTGGTATTGACCGGAGCCCATAACGACCGCAGCGGAGAGTGAGCGCGGCAGCGGAAAACCGTTGCTGCGCTTATGTTTTGCCCTCCTGCGCGCATGATGCGCACGCGGACAGATGAAGCTACCCTCCCCCCCCCCGGTCATCAAAAAATTTTTGCGGGGGTACTCAGCCGGGCGGGGGAGAGGCTTCCCTCCCCGGAGGAAATTGGCTATTAAAGGCGCAATAACGGCGAAACCAAACGAAGCAGGCCAGGAGCAGCCCGCGGCCAAGTCCGCAGCGGCCGCAAAAACCGGAAAAATTTTTAAGAACAGCCAGCCATGGCGGCAGATTGGAGGCGACAGCATGGACGAAAAAACCTACCGCGGCGCAATCGAAAAGCACACCAAGGGCCTGGGCGTTTACCGCCTGGAGTTCACCCGCGCCCGCTGCCGGCTGGCGCAGATTTATGTACGCATTGAGCAGCTCAACCGCGCCTTCCAGGCCGGGGAGTTTGAAACCACCTGCATCACCCGGGGCAAAAACGGCCCTGTGGAAATTGTGGATCCCCACATCCAGGAGCTGGATCGCCTCAACGATCAGGCCCTGGCCTACGAAAAAGCCCTGGGCCTCACGGCGGATTCCGCCCGCAAGCTGCGGGAGGATATCTTTGCAGCGCCCAAGGAAAAGGATCCCCTTACAAAAGCCCTGGAATCTGCCGGAGTTGTGATGCTCAATGGCTGATTCCCCGCTTTCCCCGGCGGGCGTCCCGCTCACCGAGGAGGAGCAGCGCGCCCTCTGCCGGCGGGACCCGGTCAACGCCGGGGCCATCCTCACGCCGGAGGGCCAGCGCCTGGCCGATCACTGGCCCCATGGCAAGTATGCCCGGGAGGTGATGCAGTACGCAACGGCCGTTGCCTGCGGCGAGATCGTCGCCGGCATTGACCGCATGCTGGGCTGCATCCGCTTCCTGCGCATGCTCCAGGAGCCCGCCTACGATGTCCGCACCCAGGGCGCGGATTTTGTGATCGGCATCATTGAGGGCACCTTCCGCCACCGCCAGGGCGAAACGCTCTCCGCCGTCCCGCTGCGGGGCCAGCCCCTGCTTTTGGAGCCGTGGGAAAAGTTTGTCTGCTATGGCATCCTGGTTTTCTTCCACCGGGGCACCGCGGCCCGGGTGGTGCATGAAGCGCTGGTATTTATTCCCCGCAAAAACGGCAAAACCAGCTTTGTGGCCGCCCTGGCCTATGGCATCGCCCTGCTTGATCGGCTCAGCGGCGCCAAGGCCTACGTGGTGGCCGAAACCCTCAAGCAGGCCCGGGAAACCTTTGATACCTGGGAATACAACGTCACCTCCTCCCTGTACGCCGATAAGCGGGCCGCGCAAAAGGCGGGCTGGCGGATTGTGGATAACAACATGGAGCATTCCATCAGCAACGAGGGCATTGCCGGCGGCGCCGTCAGCCTCAACGCCCTGGCCGGCAAAGGCGACAACCTGGATTCCTTTAACTGCAATATCGGCATTGCGGACGAAATCCACGCCTACCGCGGACCGCAAAAGTATAACCGCATCAAGGAAGCCAGCAAGCCCTACACCAACAAGCTCACCATTGCCATCACCACCGCCGGCGATGACGGCACGGGCTTTTGCGCCCAGCGCGTGGAATACTGCCGAAAGGTGCTGCGGGGCGTGGTGCGGGATGACCAGTATTTTATTTTTATCTGCTGCGCGGATAAGGATAAAAACGGCGATGTGGATTATCTCAATCCCGTCCAGCACCAGAAGGCCAACCCAAACTACGGAGTCACCATCCGGGCCGCGGACATTATGAACGACGCCCTGCAGGCCCAGAACGACCCGCAGCAGCGCAAGGATTTCTTTACCCGCTCCCTGAACGTGTTCACCAGCTCCATGCGCAGCTATTTCAACTTGGACGAATTCCGCCGCAGCAACACCGCGGCGGAGCAGGCGCTGGGCATTGAATACGCCTGGCCGCTGGAAAAGAAAATCCGCCACCTGGCCCGGCTGCCCGGGGTCAAGTGGTACGGCGGCGCCGACCTCTCCAAGCTCCACGACCTCACGGCGGCGGCGCTGCATGGCTGCTACAAGGATATTGACATCGTCATCCCCCACTGCTGGTTCCCCGTCACGGCGGCCAGCGCCAAGGCGGACGAGGACAACATCCCCCTGTTTGGCTGGAAGGATGACGGGTGGCTGGATTTGTGCAACGCCCCCACCAACGATCACGCAGCCGTGGTGGCCTGGTTTAAATCCATGAAGGCCCTGGGCTTCCACATCGCCCAGGTGGGGCATGACCGGAAGTTCTGCCGGGAGTACTTCATCGGCATGAAAAAGGCAGGCTTCAACATCATCGATCAGCCCCAGTATTTTTATAAAAAATCCGAGGGCTTCCGCCATATCGAGCAAAAGGCCAAAAACGACAAATTGTATTACCTGGGCGCCGAGCCCTACGAATACTGCGTGCAGAACGTCCGGGCCATCGAAAAGACGGACGATATGATCCAGTATGAAAAAATCCAGCCGGAGCACCGCATCGACGTCTTTGACGCCGATGTTTTTGCCTGCGTCCGCATGCTGGAGAACATGGAAAAATCGGGCCTGGCGGACACCTGGTTCGGCAAGAAGGAGACGAAAGCATGAGCAAAAAGAAACACCGCGCCCAGCCCGCGCGGCGGGCGGCGGCGCCTGCGGCCCCCGGCAGCGTGGCCTTCTGGCTCAGCCAGGATGATATCTGCTGCCCGGGCTATACCCGCCTGAGCGATAACCCGGAAATCCAAACCGCCTGCCTGCGCATTGCCGAGCTCATCGGCTCCATGACCATCTACCTGATGGAGAACACCGCCGAGGGCGACAAGCGCATCGTCAACGAGCTTTCCCGCATGATCGATATCACGCCCAACCGCAACATGCCCCGCAGCCAGTGGATGACCGCCATTGTGATGAACCTGCTGCTGTACGGCAAGGGCAACAGCGTGGTCATGCCCCACACCTACCTGGGCAACCTGCAAAGCCTGGAGCCCATTGCCGCCGACCGGGTGTCCTTCCTGCCCCTGGGCGCCAGCCGGCGGGATTATTCCGTGCTCATCGACGGAATCCCCCACGCCCCGGAGGATTTGTGCCATTTTGTGTATAATCCCGATCCCCTTTATCCCTGGAAGGGCCAGGGCGTCACCGTCACACTGCGGGACATCGCGGATAACCTGCGCCAGGCCCAGAAAACCCAAAACGCCTTCATGGCCAGCGAGTGGAAGCCGTCCATCATCGTCAAGGTGGAAGGGCTCAGCGATCAGCTGGCCAGCCCGGAAGGCCGGGCGGAGCTGCTGCGGGATTACGTCAACCCCCAATACCAGGGCCAGCCCTGGCTGGTGCCCGGCGAGCTGTTTGACGTCAAGGAGGTGCGCCCCCTCAGCCTCAACGATTTGGCCATCAAGGACACCGTGGAGCTGAGCAAGCGCACCGTGGCCGCCGTCATCGGCGTGCCCGCCTTCCTGCTGGGCGTGGGCGCCTTCAACCGGGACGAGTGGAACAACTTTGTGCAAACCAAGGTGCGCGCCATCGCCCTCATCATCCAGCAGGAGCTCACCCGGGCGCTGATCATCAGCCCCGGGTGGTATCTCACCCTCAACTACTGGAGCCTCATGGATTTCGACATGAAATCCATGAGCGATATCCTGCTGGCCGGCGCCGACCGCGGCTACGTCAACGGCGACGAATGGCGCGACCGCATGCACATGCCGCCCGCGGGCCTGAAGGAATACAAAATCCTGGAGAACTACATCCCCGCCGATATGGCCGGATTACAGAAAAAGCTGGTGCAGCAGTAATTCCGCAAAAAAACGGCAAGCCGTTTCTTTGCGGGGGGCGTCGCTTGCCCTGCGGCGCACAGCGCCGCGGCCGGGCAACGACATCGGAAGCAGCAGTCCCGCTGCTCCTCGGCGCGTACACGCCGCGCCTGCGGATTACAGATAAGGGCGCTGCGCCCCTTATCTATCCCCGCGCGATTTTTCCGGAGGTGACGCTGTGAAGCTGACTTTATCCTGCCCCCACGGGGAATACCGGGGCAACCAAATCTATTGCAAAAAATCGGGCAGCTGGTGCGGCCACGCTTTTTTTAAACGCTGCAAGGGCTGGTGGGCGCTGACGCCCCAGGCCGAAAAATGCCCGTACAGGAGGGAAAAAGACAATGAGCATGGATCGCAGCCATCGGCAGCTGCGGGCAGTGGCCACGCAGTTTGAAACACGGGAAATCGGCGAGGTGCCCCACATCAGCGGGCACTTCGCCGTTTTTGACAGCATCTACGACATCGGCCCCGGCATGAGCGAAAGCGTGGCCCGGGGCGCCTTTTCGCAGACGCTGGGCGGGGACATCCGCGCCCTGACCAACCACGATACCACCCTGGTGCTGGGGAGAACCCTGGCCGGAACGCTGGAGCTGCGCGAGGACGAGACCGGGCTCTACGGCGACATCGCCATCAATCCGAACGACGGCGACGCCATGAATACCTGGGCCCGCGTCCAGCGCGGTGACGTCACCCAGTGCTCCATCGGCTTTGACATCATCCGCGAGGACACCGACGTCCGCCCGGATGGCTCCACCCACTGGACGATTCGCGAGGTCAGGCTTTACGAGGTCTCCGTCTGCACATTCCCCGCCTACGAGGAAACCAACATCCAGGCCCGCAGCCGCCAGCGGGAGCATGCCCGCGCCCGGAAGCTGGACGCCTGGAAAAACGCCATGAAGGAAAGGATGAAGTGATTATGGCCCTCAAAGCACTGATGCTCAGGAAGAAGATCGACCTGAAAAAGAAGGAGCTGGAAAAGCTCCGCGCCTCCATGAAGGACATCCAGAAACGCGAGGCCGAGCTGGTCATCGCCGTGGAGGAGGTCAACACCGAGGAGGAGCAGGCCGCCGTCCAGGAATCCGTGGACACCCTCATCGAGGAGAAGGAAAAGCTGGAAGAATCCGTGGCCGAGCTGGACAAGGTGATCAAAGACCTGGAGGACGAGCTCCAGCAGGAGGAGGCCGCCCAGGATACCGAGCCCCCCGCCCAGCCCGTCGCCATGGAAACCGTTACCGAAGGAAGGAGCAAAAAGAATATGTCTCAGATCAACACCCGCGCCGGCCTGGGCTTTACCCTGCGTGACCGCCTGGCCAACATCGTCACCCGGGAGGATGTGCGCACCTACCTGGCCGGCGTGCGCACCGCCATGATGAACAAGCGCGCCATCAGCAACGTGGGCCTCACCATCCCCGAGGTGCTGCTGGGTCTGCTGCGCGAGAACATCGACAACTATTCCAAGCTGTACCGCCATGTAAACGTGCGGCCCATCCGCGGCACCGGCCGCCAGCTGATCATGGGCACCGTGCCCGAAGCCATCTGGACGGATTGCTGCGCCACCCTGAATGAGCTCACCCTGGGCTTCAACGACCTGGAGATGGACTGCTTCAAGGTGGGCGGCTTCTTCGCGGTGTGCAACGCCAACCTGGAGGACAGCGACATCGACCTGGCCGCCGAAATCCTCATCGCCGCCGGCCAGGCCATCGGCCTGGCGCTGGATAAGGCCATCCTGTACGGCCGCAACGGCGCCACCACCATGAAGATGCCCCAGGGCATCGTCAGCCGCCTTGTGCAGACGGAGGCGCCCAGCGGCTACCCCGCCACCGCCCGCCCCTGGGCCGATCTGCATACCACCAACGTGATCAGCATCGCCGCAGGCACCACCGGGGCCGCGCTGATCGCCGCCATCGTCACCGCCTCCGGCGCCATCAAGGGCAAGTACAGCCGGGGCGAAAAGGTGTGGGTGATGAATGAAACCACCTATACCGCCCTGATGGCCGCCACCGTCACCACCGACGCCAACGGCCGCATTGTCACCGGCGTGGCGGACGTGATGCCCGTGGTGGGCGGCATCATCGAGGTGCTGTCCTTCCTGCCCGATAACGTGATCATCGGCGGCTATTTCGATCTGTACACCCTGGCGGAGCGCGCCGGCCAGCAGTTTGCCAGCTCTGAGCACGTGCGCTTCCTGCAGGATCAGACGGTATACAAGGCCACCGCCCGCTACGACGGCGCCCCCGCCATCGCCGAGGCCTTCGCGGCCATCGGCATCAACGGCGTGACGCCTGACGCCGCCATGAACTTCCCCACCGACACCGCCAACGCGGAAGGTGCGGAGGGCAACGGCAACTAAGGAGGCCGCGCCATGCCCAAAACATTGCGCACCTTTGTGGACCCGGACAACCCCTGCCGGGTCTACCGTCCGGGCGACCCCTACCCGGGGCCGGACTACGCCCCCGCCCCCGCCCGCCTGCAGCGTTTGCAGGCGGACGGGTGGGTGGCGCCGGATGAAAGCGAACCCGCGCCGGAGGCAAAACCCCGGCGCAAGCCCAAGAAATAACCGGAGGTGAGCCCCGTGGCATCCGTCAACACCGATACCGCCCTGGAGCTGGTGAAAATCAGGCTCAACCGCCTGCCCACCGATACCTCCCTGGACACCTACCTTGCGGCGCGCATCAGCGCGGCCATCCAGGAAACAGAGGCCATCGGCATCACCCTGGACGGCGGGTACGACGCCCTGCTCTACGTGGTGGATTACACCGTCTGGGCATACCAGAACCGGGACAGCCAAACCGGCATGCCGGAGTGGCTGCGCCTGCGCCGGCGGGAGCTCTGGCTGCGCACCGCCGCGGCCGCCGCGGGAGGTGGGGGCGAATGAACCTGGACAAAGGCATCTGCTCCGTTTTCCGCAAAACCGATATCAGCGGCCCCGGCGAAAAGCCATCCTTCACCCACAGCCTGATCTATCAGAGCTGGTATGGGGAAATGAGCTTTGAAACCAACCCCGCCCGGCCCACGGAAAACCGCAGGGAGCTGCGCACCGATAACCGCGTGCGCGTGCTCCAGAACCGCGATCTCAAGCAAAACGACGTGGTGGTGCTGCGCGACGTTCGGGAGTTCAGCCTGGTGAACCCCGAAACCGATCTGGTGTATCAGATTCAGCGCGCCTACCACGGCATGGACGACGACGGCCCCACCCCGGTGACCGATCTCACCCTCACCGAGGTGCGGCCATGACCCTGCAGGAAATCCGCTCCCTGCTGATTCAGGCGGACCCAGGCATCCGCCACTATTTCAGCACCGAGCAGGACCGGGATTATACCTGGTGGGAGGAAACCAAGCGCCTGCCCTTCACCGCGGACAACCGCCACGTGGAAGGGTGGGCGTTTTACGTGCACCGCTTTACCCGCCAGGCGGACGACGCCGTGGCCGCGGCCCTGTTTTCCCTGCTGGACGGCGACCCCCGGGTCACCGTCAGCCATACCCAGGATTATGAGGTTGATTCTGAATACAATCACCACATTTTCCGATGCGAATGCCTGTGAGGTGACGCCATGGCCAGATTCGACACCAGCGGCCTGCAGGATTTGATCAACGATATGCGCCGCATGGGCCAAGCCTCGGGAGACGTGGCCCAGGTGATGACCGCCGCCGCGGCGGAGGAAGTCACCGCCGCCTGGAAGGCGTCCGCCGAGGAACACAATCTGCGGGACACCGGCGCCATGATCGAATCCATCGGCTATCCCGAGGGCGTGCGCCGCCTGGGCGACATCTTTGCGGCGGACATCTATCCCCAGGGCAAGGACGCCGGCGGCACCCGCAACGCGGAGAAGGCGTTCATCCTGCATTACGGCAGCAGCCGGCTGAAGCCCACCTATTGGGCGGACGACGCCGACCAGCGCAGCGCCGAGCCCGTGCAGCGGCGCCTGGAGGCCATCTGGTATGCGTTCCTGGAAACCGGCCAGGTGCCCGCCGTCCCCTTGCAATCCACCAAATACAAGCGCGGCGGCGTGAAGAAAACCAAGGTTTGAAATTCGTATCTGATACGAATTTGACCATTACTGACGATCAAGGAGGAAATCAATATGGCAGGAGTTGGCATGCTCCACCCCGTGGCCGCCACTGTAGCGGCCTATACGGACGGCCAGGAGCCCACCTACAACCCCGGCATGGTCATCGGCCACGCCATCCAGGGCGATCTGGCCCTGACCCGCAACAACAACCCCCTTTACGGCGATGACGTCATTGTGGAGGACGACAACAGCGTGACCTCCGCCCAGCTCACCATGGGCCTGGACGATCTGCTGGAAGATGTCCAGGCGTATATCCTCTCCATCAAAAAGGTGGCGGGCACCGGAGAGAACGCCAAGGCGGATTACTACCTCACCGGCAATTCCCCGCCCGTGGTGGGCGTGGGCTTTTGCCGGGTGCTGCGCCGGGACGGCGTAACGGTATATAACCCCGTGTGGCTGTACCGCACCGTCTTTGGCCGGGAAAGCGAAAACGCCGCCACCAAGGGCGAATCCATCACCTGGCAGACGCCCACCATTGTGGGCCGCTGCATGGGCACCTACATCGACGACAGCGGCGACGCCGTGTTCTACCGCGCCCGGGTGTACCCCGCCACCGAGACCGGCGCCGCGGCTGCCGCCCTGGCGTGGCTGGATCAAATGGCCAACATCACCCCGTGATCGATAAAAACCAGCAGGCATGCTGGTTTTTATCGGTACGTCAATTTCTTGTAAAATGGCGCTTTCATCCGTGAAAGCGCTCATTTTACGGCCAGAAATTGACACAGGAAGCAGCTTCCAGCTGCTCCTCGGCGACGTACACGCCGCCGCCTGCGGAAAAAATATGGAGGGCCTGCGGGCCCTCCATACCTCCCAGGAGAAAGAGGCGTCCCCTGCCGGGAAAGGAAAGGAACAGCATGAAAACAATCCCCGTAAAAATCCGGAAGCGCACCTTTGCCATGGCCTTCACTTTGGACGCCATGGCGGAGCTGCAGGAGCTGATACCCGATTTCAATTTGGCTGACGTATACAAGTACCCCCGCACCCCCCGGGGCCTGGCGGATATGCTGTTTGTGCTGTGCAAATACGGCGAGCAGCTGGAAGGCCGCGCCCTGGATGTGGACAGGGCCTGGTTTGGCAGCCTCAGCCCCGCCCCCGCCCGCTGCGCCGCCTGGCAGGTAGCCGTTTTTGAAACCCTCAACGCCGCCATGGAGATGGAAAGCGAGGAGGACGAAAAGAACGACGAGGTGGATTTGGTGCTGGAAGAGCTTAAAAAAAAAGAAGGCAAGGCCGCATCACCCACCGCAGGCTCCTGAGCTACGGCCTGGTGGCCGGCCTGCCCTACGGACAGCTGGGCCGCATGACCCCCGGCATGGTGATGGATTTATACCTGTACCGCCGGGCCTATGACGACCAGCAGCACGGCATCCGCCGCAAAAAGGAGCAACCCCTGAAACTGTAAGGAGGCCCGCCCAATGGCGACCAGAGAGATCAAAACCCGGTTCAAGCTGGAAGGCGAAGCGGAATTCAAGCGCGCCATGACCGACGCCGCCAACGCCACCAAGGTGCTGGACAGCGAAATGAAGCTGGCAAAGGCCCAGTTTGAGCAGACGGGCGACGCCCAGCAGTATGCCGCGGAGCAGGCCCGCATCCTCCGGGAAAAGATTGAGGAGCAAAAATCCGCCGTCCAGGCCGCCGAGCGGGCCATGCAGCAGCTGGCGGACAACGGCGTGAGCAAAAACGATAAAACCTACCAGATGTGGGCCACCCGGCTCAACAACGCCAAAACCACCCTGACGGGACTGGAAACCCAGCTGGACAAGGCCGAAACCGGCTTTGAGGATGTGAACGCCGCCGCCGAGAGCACCGACAGCAAGCTGGACAGCATCGATAAAGAACTGCGTTTCCAGAACACCCTCAAAATCCTGGAAGACGTCCGCGACCGGTTCAACGCCATCGTCTGGGGCGCCGCCCGGGCGGGCAAGGCCATTTGGGACATGGAAACCGACGCCGGCAAATGGGCGGACGACCTGGCCACCGCAGCCTCCCATGCAGGCATGGACGTGGAAACCTACCAGGCGTGGGACTACGCCAGCCGGTTTATCGATACCAGCGTGGACGATATTGTCAAAGCGTATAAATCGCTCACATCGGCAATGACGTCAACGAACACAGATACCGTTGCAACGTTTGCCAAATTAGGGGTCGCCACCAGAGACGCGGAGCTTGATGCCCGCTCCTACGTGGAAACATTTTTTGATGTGATTGACGCCCTGGGACGCGAGACCAACGAAACCAAACGAGCGGAATATGCCCAGAAGCTCTTGGGCGGAAGCTGGCGCAACCTGAACCCACTCATCGAGGCGGGCAGCAAAGCCTATCAGGATATGGCCGACGAAGGCCGCCGGGTGGCTGTGGTCAGCGAGGAAACCGTCAAAAAGCTGGGCGGCCTCAACGATCAGCAGGAGCAGATGAACGCCGCCCTGGAAAAGACGAAAATGACCCTGCTGGGCAGCCTGGCGGAGCCCTTTGAAAAGGTGGCCGCCGGCATCACCGAGGCCACCACCGCGCTGAATTCCTTTCTGGAAAGCGACGAGGGCAAGCAGGCCCTCAGCGAGCTGGGCGATGCCCTGAACGGCCTGATCGACGCCTTCCTGGGCGAGGACAACGGCAAGGGCACCTTTGCGGCCATCGTCGATACCGCCAAGGAAGCCGTGAACGGTTTCACAGCTGCCCTGGAATGGCTGAAGGACAACACAGGCGCCGTTAAAACCGCCCTGATGACCTTTGCCGCCGCCTGGGGCGGGCTCAACGTGGCCCCGCCCGTGCTGAAAGCCCTGCACCTGATTCGGGAAATTAACTGGGGCGGCGTGGGCAAAGCGGTGGGCGGAGCCTCCGGCGGCAGCGCAGCCACCGGAGCGGCAAGCGCCGCGGGCGGCGGCTTTTTCTCCAAAGCTGCAGGCTTTGGTATTTCCATAGGCAGCCTGCTTCAGGGCGGCGCTGCCGCTTATGGCCTGTACAAAGCGGACGAACTGTATGCCAGCCTGCCAGGCGGCCGTTCCGCCATCAAAGATATAGGCTACAACCTGGGCCTTTATAATTATACCCCACATAGCGAAAGCGGCCAGCAGATTTATGAAAGCATCCGCCAGGCCGTGGCCGACGGCATGAACGCCGCCGATTTTACCAAGCAGAAGTACGGCTCCGAAAGACTTGGCGAGGTGTACACCGAGTACAATGAAACCTTTGCCAGATGGGACGCAAGGGGCCAACGATACAACAAAAACCAGAACCTTGAAAACGCCTACGCTCAGCTGGAAAAGCTGGCAAATGAAGCGGCGGCCAAGCTGGAAGAAGCGTCCGAGGCTGCCGGCGAAAAGGGCAAGGAGGCGGTGGAAAACTTTACCAGCGCCATGGAGGACAACGCCAAGCAGGCGGTGGACGCCGCCCAGCAGATGGGCCAGAGCGTCACCGAGGAAACGGACCGGGAAATGTCCTTTATGGAGCGCATCGGCGAAAACGCCGCCACCGGCCTGGCCAACGGCATTGACGCCCGGGCCCAGGACGCCGTAAACGCCGCCACCCGCCTGGCAAACCAGGTGGAGGCGGCCATGCGGAACGCCCTGGACATCCACAGCCCCAGCCGGGTGCTGATGCGCATGGGCGAGTTTACCGCCCAGGGCTTTGCCCAGGGCATTGACGACGGCATGGCCCGGGTGGAGGCAGCCGCCGCCCGCATGAGCCGCGCCGCCGCCGTGGAGCCCACCTACCGCAGCGGCGGCAGCTGGGGCGCGGACCCCGCCGGCGCCCAGGCCGGCCCCGCCGCCCCCGGGGGCAATGGCGGCAGCGTAAACGCCACCATTGTGATGGATAAAACCGTGGTGGGCCGCATGGTGGCGCCCATCGTGAATGAAACAATCGGCGCGGCAGTGGCCGCGGCGCGGCGCTGACGCCCGCCCAGCCCCTGCCCTTGCCTGAAAGGAGGCGCAGCATTGGCACGCCATCTCAGCGCCTGGATAAACGACATCGCCCTCACCGACGCGGTGCCCAACGCCATCATCCGGCAAATCACCTTTGACGCCGCGGAAAGCGACCTCACCACCGGCGACCGCCCGGGGCAGTACGGCCAGCGCCTGCTGGGGCTGCACCGCAAAAGCCTGCACGTGGGCGTGGAGTTTGTGGTGCGGGAGCTGTTTGACCTTTCCGCCCGCTCCCGCGCCGTGGAGGCGGCGGCCGCCTGGGCGCAGTCCGGCCGCCTGCGGGTAAGCAACATGCCGGAGCGCTTTTTGCAAATGGTTTGTACCGCCCGGCCCGCCGTGCTGGCCGCCCGGGACTATGCCCAGGTGATCCGGGCGGATTTCACCGCCCTGGCCGTGCCCTACTGGCAGGACATCGCCACCGTATCCGCCACCCTGAACGGCACCCGGGGCAGCGGCACCCTGCGCCCCGCGGGCACGGTGGATTCCCTGCGGGTGGCCGTCACCGTCACCCCGGCCGGCGGCACCCTCACCACCCTGACCCTTACCGTGGGCAGCACCGCCATGCAGTTTTCCGGGCTTTCCGTCACGGCGGCCAAGCCGCTGATCATCGCCTATGACCAGCGGAACCTGCTGACCATCACCAGCGGCGGGGTGGGCCAGCTCAGCCGCCGCTCCGGCAGCGACGATCTGCTGGCCGTCCCCCGGCAGAGCAACGCCGTGGGCTTCACCGCCAACGTCAGCTGCGCCGTGAAGTTTGAGGCAAGGGGGCTGTTTCTATGATCACCGTACCGCTGCCCCGGCTGCTGGACGCCAACCTGGGCGAGGTGTGCCGCCTGCACCCCCTGGCCGCTTCCATCACCCTGGTGTCCCCGGGGGTGAGCGAAGCCAGCCTCACCCTGGCCCCGGACGAAACCCAGCCCGCCATGCACCAGTGGCTGGAGCTGTTTACCCAAAACGGAAGCGCGGGCTTTTACCGGGTGACGGCCATTTCCCGCACCTATACCGGGGAAACCCAGCTGACGCTGCGCCACGGCATCGACACCCTGAGCGACAGCGTGTACATGCAGCAGGCGGAGGAAAAAACCGTCACCGTGGCCCAGCTGCTGCGCGATCTGCTTTCCTACCAGACCACCCGGGTGGCCGGCAAAATGCCCTGGCAGCTGGGCACCTGCCAGGATACAACCTCCCTCAGCCGGGCCTTTAATTACGACAGCCTGGCGGCGCTGCTCAGCGGCATCGAGGAGGAAAAGCAAAACTATTATTTCACCTACGATTTCAGCACCCGCCCCTGGACGCTCAATTTTCTGCGCAAGCCCACGGCGGTGCAAAGCGAATTCCGCCTGAGCCACAACATCGAAAGCCTGAACGTCACCCTGGACGACGCGGAGCTGTGCACCCAGCTGCTGCTGAGCGTCAATGTGATGACCACCGAAACGCCGGAAACAGACCCCCGGCCCGTATCCTCCACCCAGGAGGATATCCAGTGGCCCACCATCACCACCAACGAAAGCGTGGTGCGCACCTACAACAACGCCGCCGCCCAGGCCCAGTGGGGCATTGTGCAAAAAACGGCCAGCATCGACACCCAGGACGATATCGCCGGCCAGGGCTTCCCCAGCGCGGACGCCTGGGCCGCCCGGTTTATGGCCGATCACAGCCAGCCCACGCTGCAAATCCAGATCAGCGGGGACGATCTGCACCGCATCACCGGGGATGCCTTTGACGAAACCCGCCTGGGCGCGCTGTGCCGCGTATCCCTGCCCGATTACAACGCCACCTTCAGCGAGCGGGTGGTGGGCATCACCTACCCGGACCCGTACGCCACGCCCACCCTGGTGACGGTGAGCCTGGCCAATAAGCTGCCCCGGTTTTCCAACGCCATTGCCCAGGCCCAATCCACCGCCAACAGCGCCAGCAGCACGGCCAACACGGCCAAGCGCAGCGCCGGCGGCGGGGGCGGCGGCACCGCAAAAGAGCTGGAAAGCTGGGCCATGATCGTTAAAAAGAGCAAGGAGGCCCAGGACGCAACCGGCATCACCGAGCTGTACGAAAGCGGCATCCTGCTGGACGCGGAATCCGGCGTGACGCTGTACAGCCTCAAGCAGGGCTTTGTCAGCCAGTATGCCGAGCTGAAGGTGCAAAGCGATCAGATCAGCAGCCTGGTGCAAACTACCAACGGCCACGAAAGCCGCATCAAACAGACCGCGGATATGATTCAGGCCGAGGTGACCAACCGGGAGAACGCCGACGCCACCCTGAGCAGCCGCATCACACAGACAGCGGAAGCCATCACCGCGGAGGTCTCCCGCGCCACGGCGTCCGAGGGGAACCTGAGCACGCGCATCACACAGACGGCGGACAGCATCACCAGCCTGGCGCAAAAGAGCGGCGTGGCGGGGCTGCAGGAGGGGGAAACGCTGTTTTCCCGCATCACCCAGAACGCGGAATCCATCACCTCCGAGGTGGGCCGC